CAAGCTATATTTATGGTATTGCATGAGAGCAAAATTGATTCTGTAATGAGATTCAAGATCCTCTCTTGCAATACTTAGGCGAAAAAATCAGCAAGACCCTCCAAAACGATACTACTCTTCTTTTTCGTTTTCGGATTTACGATTTCAATCGTGTGAGATAACTTAGGCATTGTCGCAAAAAATCTCTCAACTTCTTTATATTGTTTAGAACTTAGTTGTTGAATAAAATCTAGTTTTTCCTTTGGAGAGTAATCGTTTGCATCCCAAGATTCTTCCTTATTAAAGATTGTCTCCATACAATCAGCAACAACTTGGAAAGTTTTATCCACAACTTCCTCTGAACTGTCATTCACATCAAAATTACTCTCAATGAATTGATTAAGTGATGGATATTTCATACGAAGAGTCAGACCATCATCAAGAGTGATATCAGTTTTATGATCTTTTGGTTTTACAACTTCAATCTCATCCACGAATATCGTTGTTGAAACTTGAGTCTCTCTATCATCTGGACATGTTATGGTTAAACGAATATCCTCTCCAATTGATTTAGCACGAATATTTAAAAATATGTACTCAATATCAAAGGTTGGTAAATCATCTACCTTTACACCTCTTGTCAAGATGCACTTCTTTAGAACATCTTTAACAGCGTTTGTCATTTCACCTTGATTTTTAGTTTCAAGAGCAATGATTAATATTTTTTCTTCCTTAACTAAAAAGGGTCTATATTTAATTTTTTTACCTGATGATGGTAATTTCAGATCATAAGTTGGAGTTGTGAGAGTTGGTAAAGGCATAATGTTCTAATTCAGTGTTTTATTTAGTGAGTTTACATTGTGGTAAAATCAAGTTCGCCAGGCCCTGTATATCTATCGCGAGCTCTCTGCCACCAATTTTTTTTATTTTTATTTTCTTTATTCTCTTTTGTAGTATTAACCACCTTGGGACTTTCATATCTTTCATCTTCAGTCGCTCTTGTAAAATCATCAATAGCCTGATTTGTTTGTTCATAGTTAAAGGTTGTGAAGAATCTATCATATGAAAACTGCACACTACATTTTAACACATTTGAGTCTCCATAGGCAAGTCTCATTGATGTTAAATTAGTTGGCCACACATTTACAAATTCATAACTCATTAATTTAGTAGTTGGTTTTCTTCTAAATTCGGGCAAAGAATCTAGAGTGCCCTGTTGTTTATTATTTTCTTTCTCTATATCATCAATAAAAGCGTCTCTTTCAAACTTTGTGATATGAATAATTTCCTTATAATCCTCTGGATAATTAAATCTACCAAAAGCATTAAGTTTTCTCTTATTTGTAGAAATTGGATTAATATATGTCATCCACTTTTCTAATACTTCAATAATCACATGATCTGCATCCACATAAAAAGATAAATTTAAAGGTGGGAATTGTCTAAGATTTGGAAACTCCTCTTGAATACCCTGATGATGTCCAACTGCAAGACTTGTCTGAAATGATGTGCCTGGTAATTCTGCCTCTGTACACATAATCGCCATTTTTTGCATAAAATTAGCACCTTGAGATCTTTTATCACCTGATGTGCTAGCGGTTGGAAATGAAGCTCCAGTATCATTATCTAACCATTTTTGCCAATTACCAAAGGAGAATGTGACTTGAAATATCGTATCTAGAGAGGCTCTACCAACCGTCTCTCTAGCATCAATCATACTTTTCTTAAAAATATCCGACTTTCTTGGAAATAAACTATTACTTGACACAATAAATACGTTTAGGATTATATACTATATATGAGTTATAAAGGAATATATAGGCCCTCTCATCCTAAAAAATATAAAGGAGACTTTAGAAATATTGTTTATAGGTCACTTTGGGAGAGAAAGTTTATGAATTACTGTGATTTAAATGAAAATATATTAGAGTGGGCTTCTGAAGAATTTTGGGTTCCTTATCTAGATCCAACAACAAATCGTGTTCGTAGATATTTTCCAGATTTTTTTATTAAGTATAAAGATAAAAATGGTGATATCCGAAGATCTGTTATAGAAGTTAAACCATTACGAGAAACAAAGAAACCACAAGTGACAAAGGGTAAATCAAAGAAAACGATGTTAAATGAATCTATCACATATGCAAAGAATCAAGCTAAATGGAAAGCAGCGAGAGAGTTTTGTGAAGATCGTAAATTAGAATTTAAAATCATGACTGAGAAAGAATTAGGAATCAGATGACAATTCTTCAAAATATATTAGATAAAGTCGGAGGTATGGTCAATGAAGACTTCTTTCGTCAAGAACTAGTCAAGGAACTTGGATCTACAAATTTTGAGACTGATTTTGCAGATACTGCTGGATTTTCGCCAGGCGAACTTTACTTTTTTACTTACCAAGCACAAACAAAACAAAAATTTTATGATCAATATCCATTATCCTACATCATTGAAATGCAACCTGGCGGATTCTTGGGTTGTAATCTACACTATGTCAGTTTGACTCAAAGAGAAGAACTTGCAATAAGCTTACTAAATAACTCTGCTCAGGGTGCGATTGCAGCACCTCGTAGAACTCTACATAAATATCTGTATACAGGTGTCAGGGGTCAACCATATCGGATTCCTGAAAGTGAATGGTCTGACGTAGCACAATTACCTACTGAAAGATTCATTGATATGCGTGGAATGCCAGTTCCTAGAAACAGAGTCTATAATACAAATTAATGCCAAGTTCAAGTAAAATATTAAAAGATCCATCATTTCCAGGCGGCGGCTCCATCGTGGAGGGTAGTTTTTCTGTGAACTTTGATGATGATTTTAATGTTTCTTCAATAATTGAACATGATACAACTAATTCAGAGACAGGAGATACAAAAGTAGTTTTAAGTCCATTTGATCAAAAATTTAAAGATTTATTGAAAAGTGGCACTGTGAATTTAGCTCGTAATGTAGCAAAATATGGTTCAAGCACAGATTCATATGAAAGTTTAACTGAAGGTGATGATGTTCCACATTTAAGTGATGATTTACTTGAGGATGAATTTTTCATTCAACAAAAAAAACTTAATAATGAACATCAAGAGTCTATTAATAATGCAAATGATGATCAATCAATAGCCACCACTGCTTTTGCATCTTATGGATATGGACAAAACCGTAAATCTGTCACGGATGAAAAACCAATTTTAGCATATCCACTTGACATTGATATTGATCAAGATCATATGAAAATTACTAAGTATAAGTATTTTAGACCACCAGAAACTGAGGGAAATACATTTAGAGAAAATGCTAATTTAAGAAAAAATCTATTTGCAAGAAAAACCTCTGGGCCTGGCGGAGAAGATTTATTAAAATATTCAGAGAGAAAGGGTTCAATTATTCTACCAATGCCAAAAGTAGTGGATACAAATGGTGCAGAATGGGGAGAAAGTAAAATTAATATCTTTGGATTAGCTGCTGGTGAACTTGCAGCTGCGTCTGGATTAGGTGAAATTGGATCTAAAAAATTTAAAAATTTTAATGTTGAAAAAGCGACTAAACAATTAGAAAAACAAACAAGAAAAAACTTGGATAAAGAACTAAAATCTACTGGTGTAAAAGGTAGTTTTGGTGAGACTGCTCAACTTTTAATGTCAAGTGCGGTTACAGGAGTTACAAATGCAGCTGGAGGTAATATTTCTCAAAACGAATTTCTTGCTCGTACTGGCGGAAGAGTTTTAAATCCAAATGCAGAATTATTATTTCAAGGCCCAGTATTGAGAGATTTTAATTTTGATTTTACAATGATTGCTCGTAGTAGAGAGGAAGGTGATGAAATCAGAAAAATCATCAGATTTTTAAAAATCGGAATGGCACCTAAATATCAAGACTCCTTTGTATTTCTTCAAACACCTAACATCTTTAAACTTGAATACAGAAGAAATAATAGAAACTTAAATACAGTGAATAGATTTAATCCAAGTGGTCTTGCATTGAGGACTATGGCGGTTGACTATGCCCCAAATGGATATTGGTCTGCATATCAAGATTCTCAACCTATTGCATTAAGAATGACTTTAAGTTTTGGTGAATTAAAACCAATATATGATGATGATCAAGAAAGTTCACCAGAAGGTAGTGTAGGTTTCTAATGTCATACTCAAAATCATCCAATTCATACTTTAAACAGTTACCAAGACTTGACTATCCATCTCTTGCAAATGATAGGTCATCTGTCTACGATTTTCAAATTGTTAAAAACTTCTTTAAAAGAGCAGTCATGCGTGATGACGTTTTTAATGACTTTGTTCTCTTTGACAAATATGTTGTTGAAGGTGATGAAAGACCAGATCAAGTTGCATATAAATTTTATGGTGATTCTGCGTTAGATTGGGTTGTTCTCACTGCAAACAATATCATACATGTGAGAGATGAATGGCCAATGGGCAGTCAAGATTTTTTAACTTATTTGAATGAAAAATATACATCACAAGAATTAGCAAATATTCATCATTATGAAACTTTAGTTTTAAGAGATTCAAGAGGCAATTTAATTCAACCAGCTGGAATGTTTGTAGATGAAAATTATTCGGTTACATTTATAGATAATGGTGTTTATCGTACAGAATCAAAAAAGAAGTCTCTAACATTCTTAGAACATGAAATTGACTTAAACGATAAAAAAAGAGAGATTAATATTTTAAGACAAGATGCATTAGATAAATTCTTTGAGGATCTTGGAGAGATTATGAAATATAAACCATCTAATCAATTTGTAAGTGAAGATCTTAAAAAAACAGAGAATCCACGCATAATTTCGCCATAAAAAAAGAGGTCGTTTTTGAGCGACCTCTGGCACGAAAAATGGCCCGAAATTTTTTTCCGACTTTTTCTTAACTTTCAGCTAATTTTGCAAAATAGCTAAGAGCATCTTCCTCATCATCATCTGTGTTGACTGATGATGGTGCATCAG